CTAACTCTGATTCTGCAGTTGCAGGACCAGGAGCAGATCTAAACAATCTAAGTAACATAGGTGCAAGTTTTGAAATTTTTGCATCAATTACTAAGACTGGAGATTTTATTGTGCAAGTTGCAAATTCTAACGATGTTATGGTTGGAGCCGCAAAATTTATTGACGACTCTTCTGACAACATGGTTGGTTTTGAAACAGCTGCAACATCTGACACTATTACTTTAAACGGTAGTACAACAGGTGGTGTAACTTTTGCAAAAGTTGTTTGTACTGCAATTAGTTCTACTCAATGGAAAGTTGATGTAGAGTCTGGTTGTACTGGTACACCAGCAACACCGTTTAGCGCGGCAGTTTAATAATTAATTTAGTGTGGGGCTTAGGCCCCACATTTAAATTTAGGAGAATATAAAATTATGAAGAGTGATGTAAAAGCAGTAAGAGTTACAGCTACTGGTGCAGTCTTTGCAGGAAGAACAAGATTAAGAGGATTAATTCTTGCTTCTGATGCTGGCGGAGCCGGAACTATAATCTTACAAGACAACAGTGATAGCACAACTTTATTTCAAGGAGATTGTCCAAATGGTGATGTCTTTGCATTTAACATTCCAGAAGATGGTGTAGTTTTTCCAGGCGGAATGAAAGTTTCTACTATTACTAATATTGCAGCGGCGACGTTATTAATAGACAAGTAGGAGGCTAAATGGCTAACACTACCTCTGGAACTGCAACGTTTGATAAAACATTTGCTATCGATGAAATCATTGAAGAAGCATATGAAAGAATAGGTATGCAAGGTGTATCTGGTAATCAGCTACGTGCAGCCAGAAGATCTCTAAATATTATGTTTCAAGAGTGGGGTAATCGTGGTCTTCACTATTGGGAAGTAGCAAACAATTCAATTACCTTAGTTGCAGATCAAGCAACATATACAATGTTTAGATCAACAGCAGACGGTACTTCAAGCACAACTGCTGTGTATGGTGCCGATGATGTATTAGAAGCATCTTACAGAAACTCTAATGTTGATACGCCATTAACTAAAATAGCAAGATCTGCTTATCAGGCTTTATCAAATAAAACTGCTACAGGTGTTCCAAGTCAATATTTTGTACAAAGACTTATTGATAGAGTTACAATTACTCTATACTTAACTCCTGGTTCTTCAGAAGCAGGAAAATTTATAAATTATTATTACGTAAAAAGAATTCAAGATGTAGGTGATTATACAAATGCAACAGATGTACCATATAGATTTGTACCTTGTATGTGTTCAGGCTTAGCATTTTATTTATCACAAAAATTTAAACCACAAATGGTTCAACAAATGAAACTTTTGTATGAAGATGAACTACAAAGAGCGTTATCAGAAGATGGCTCTCCATCTAGTACATATATAAGTCCAAAAGTTTATTATCCGGAGGCATAATGTCAAACTTATCATCAGGTAAATATGCATTGTTTATTTCAGATAGATCTGGACAAGCTTTTCCATATTCAGAAATGGTAATAGAATGGAATGGGGCTAGAGTTCATATATCGGAATTTGAAAAGAAACACCCACAATTACAACCAAAACCTCATGCAGCAGATCCTCAAGGTTTATTAAACGCAAGACCAGCTAGAACTGAGCCTGCAGTAGCAAGATTATTAACATTAAATCCTTTATCTATAACAAGTGGTTCACAGGTTGTGAACGTATTTGAAGAAAACCATGGTAGATCTACAAGCGATACTGTTAGATTTAGAAATGGAGAAGGTCAATTTGGTATTGCAGACACTGATATTAATAATTCTTCTGGATTTACAATTACTAAAGTTGATGATAATAATTATACATTTACAGCCAGCGGCACAGCCACGGCGACAACTAGTATAGGAGGAGGCAGTATAACTGCAGGACCAGTTACACTATCAGCATAATGTCAGGATTTACATACGCAACATTAACTACAGCAATTTTAAGCTATACTGAAACGGATTCAAACGTTTTAACATCTACAATTACAGATGATATTATTGAAAATGCAGAATTTAAAATTTTAAGAGACATACCATTAGATGCATATAAAAAACAACAAATTGGTAGTTTAGTTACTGGACAATCTACAATTAACGTACCTGCTAAAACACTTTTTGTAAAAGGTATACAGGTATATGACTCAACTTCCGCAGCGACCGGATCTAACTCTTATCTAGAGAAAAAAGATGAAACCTATTTACAGGAATATATTCCTGCGGAAACATCTACTGGAAAACCAAAATATTACGCTATGTTTGGTGGAGCTACAGGGACTAGTGATACTACATCTGGAAGAATGATATTTGCCCCGGTTCCAGATACTACATATAAATTTAAGATACATTATGAGACTATCCCAGATGGGTTATCTAGCTCAAATACGACGACTTACATCAGTCAATACTTTCCAAATGGATTATTATATGCTTGCTTAGTGGAAGCATTTGGGTATTTAAAAGGTCCAATGGATATGTTGACATTGTATGAAAATAAATATAAACAAGAGGTACAGAAGTTTGCTGCAGAGCAAATTGGTAGACGTAAAAGGGACGACTATACAGACGGTACTGTCCGTATTCCAGTTCCTTCACCGACACCTTAGTAACAGGAGAATAAATTATGGCAATAACATCGGCAATTTGTACAAGTTTCAAAGTTGAAATCTTAAAAGCTGTCCACAACTTTACAGCATCGTCTGGAAATACTTTTAATATAGCTTTGTATACAAGCTCAGCTTCATTAGGAGCGGCTACAACTGCGTACACAACTTCTAACGAGGTTAGTGGATCGGGATACACTGCAAAAGGAAATGCACTTACAAGTGTAACTCCAGTCGCTGATAGTACGACGGCAGTTTGTGATTTTTCAGACACAAGTTTTACGTCTGCGTCTTTCACGGCTAGAGGTTGTATGATTTTTAATGACTCAGCTTCAGGTGATCCAGCAGTTTGTATAATTGATTTTGGATCAGACAAAACTGTAACAAGTGGAACTTTTACAATTCAATTCCCAGCAGCAGACGCTTCAAACGCCATCGTCAGAATAGCGTAAAGGTAACGACGGATGTCCGTTACTCGAACCTTTACAGTAACGGTAGTATCTACCGGTTCCGGCAATAAGTATTTTATTGATGGTGTACAACAAGATACTCTTTATTTAGCTGAGGGTGGAACTTATCGTTTCGATCAATCTGATTCATCAAATGGTTCACACCCGTTAAGATTTTCAACAACAAGCGATGGCACACATAACAGTGGGAGTGAATACACAACTGGTGTAACTACAAACGGAACGCCAGGGAGTTCTGGAGCCTACACACAAATTACCGTCGCTACCTCTGCTCCAACTTTATATTATTATTGTACTAATCATTCTGGAATGGGTGGGCAAGCGAATACTCCCATAGCCAGCTATCTTCGAACTTTTGCAGTAACAGTAGTCTCTACTGGTTCTGGAAATAAATATTTTATTGATGGAGTTCAACAACCCACAATAAGTTTAGCCGAAGGTTTTACATATAGGTTTGATGTCTCTGATAGTTCGATGGGATCACATCCTTTTAAATTTTCAACTACAAGTAATGGAACACACTCAGGCGGCACTGAATATACTACTGGAGTAACTACCAGTGGAGATACCGGACAGTCCGGAGCATATGTTCAAATTACAGTGGCTGCATCTGCACCAACTTTATATTATTATTGTCAATATCACTCAGGAATGGGTGGTCAAGCAAACACTGTAGATGGAAACACGTGGGGTGTTTTATCTTGGAACCAAAATACTTATGGAGACCAAGATGGAGTTGATGTTTCTTTAACTGGTCAATCTTTAACTTCATCAGTAGGTGATGGTACAAACATGGGTGTCCCTCAACAAGGATGGGGCGGTCGAACATACAGTGAAGGAGAATGGGGAGAAGTTACAGATAACTCAGTTACTCTTTCAGGATTTGGATTAACAACATCTTTAAATGCAGACGGATTATTATCTTTTCAATCAGCTGGTTGGGGTAGAAATACTTGGAACGATGGACCATATGGAGAAAGTAATGACCCTGTAGTAAGTATAACTGGATTTGGTTTAACTTCATCTGTTGGATCATTAGAAGCTTTCAACTTAACAGGTTGGGGTGGAACTGGTTGGAACGTTGGAGAATGGGGCAATGTAAATGATAATAGCGCAGAATTAACGGGTATATCAATGACCGCTTCTGTTGGTGCAGCTGGTGTAGAAGCATACAACGAAGTTGGTTGGGGCCGTGATGGTTGGGGTGAAGAACTATATGGTCAAGCAAATGATTTTGCTATAATTTTAACAGGTGTATCTTCAACTTCATCAGTAGGTGCATTAAGTCCTGCAGATGTAGAAGGTATAACAGGAATTTCTGCTACAGTAAGTCTCGGTACATCCACACAAATTGGAGACGTTACTGTTATTCCTACAGGTCAATCTGCAACTGTTTCCGTAGGAGCAGTAGATCCTGATGGAATTATACAAGGTCTTACAGGTCAAGCTGGTACGTCTGCTGTAGGTTCTTTAGCTCCTGCAGATGTAATGGGTGTAACAGGATTAAGTGCTGAAGTTGATTTAGGTTCAACAGGAACAACTTCAAACCCTATAATAATACCTAGCACATCAGCTCTCTCATCTGGTCTGGGATCATTATCTCCTGCAGATGTAATGGGTTTAACTGGACAATCAGTTACAACTAGTGTAGGTTCAGTAACACATGACATTGGTTTAGATTTATTACTTGACGGTCAATCTATATCTAGTAATGTAGCAGCATTTGGAACAGCAAAAGGTTTCGGAATACAAGCATTTGAAGCTGTTGACACTGGTTCAAATACAACATATAGTGACGTAGCATAGGAGAAAAGAATTATGGCATCAACATATACACCTTTAGGAGTTGAACTTCAGGCAACCGGTGAAAACGCGGGTACATGGGGAACAAAAACTAACACAAATTTAAGTCTTATTTCACAACTATTTGGTGGATTTAATTCACAATCAATAGCAGGTGGAGCACAAACTACAGCTTTAACTGTTGTTGATGGAAATACAACTGGAACTGCTCAACATAGAATGGTTGAGTTCACAGGTTCAATTACAGGAAATCAAATCGTAACAATACCTTTAGACGTTGAAACTTTTTATATTTTAAGAAATTCAACATCAGGTGCTTACACAGTTCAATTTAAATACGTATCGGGTAGTGGTGGAACAGTTACTTTTTCTGCTACAGATAAAGGAGATAAATTAATTGTTGCAAAAGCTAATGATGGAACTAACCCTGACATTGTTGATATATCTTTAGGATTAGCATCAGTTGCATCAGATACAACTCCACAACTAGGTGGAGACTTAGACACTAATTCATTTAATATAGCTTTTGATGATGCACATGGAATAAATGATGAAAACGGAAACGAACAAATAATATTCCAAACAACAGCATCTGCAGTAAATCAATTTGATATTACCAACGCTGCGGCAGGAAATGCACCGTCAATTACAGCTACTGGTGGTGATACAAATATTAGTATAAACTTAGTTCCTAAAGGTTCTGGAGAAGTCCAGGCTAATGGATCTGGTTTAGCTACAACAGGAAAAGCTATTGCAATGGCTTTAGTTTTCGGGTAAGAAACAATTAATTAAGGAGTAACAACTATGGCAGCACCAAATCTAGTAAACGTAGCAACGATTACAGCTAAGTCGAAACAGCAAGCTTTGGACACAACTTTAACAACGGAGATTTTAGCAAACGCATCATCTTCAGGTAAAGTGTTTAAAGTAAATAATATTCTTATTGCTAACATCGATGGTTCCAACGCAGTTGATATTTCTGTTTTCATAACTAAATCAGGCGGGTCACCAATTGCAATCGCAAGTACAATTTCTGTACCTGCTGATTCTTCTTTGGTAGTAATTGATAAAAACTCAGCTCTGTATTTAGAAGAAGGCGATAATATCGAAGCAGGCGCTGGAGCAGCTAGTGACGCGGTTATAACTATCAATTACGAAGAACTATCGTAAGAGGGAGTCTAATCAATGGCTCACTTTGCTGAAATCAACACGGACAACAACGTAGTCTTAAGAATAATCTACGTCTCCAATGAGCAATGTGATGCTCATGGCGGAGAAGATTCTGATGAGTGCGCACAATGGGTTAAAGATTTTCACCCTAATGATCCGTTTATTGATTACTCTGCTATATCATCAACTTTTTATTTAAGATCTTCTGTAAACACTCACTTCAATAAACATTGGTATATTGATCCAGCATCTTTTAGTCCTGATTATAAAAGACAAGATGAAAGAGTTAATGAAGTAACAGGTGAGATAGGAGAACCTACTCACGGTGATAATGACCTTGCAAGATATTTTTCAGGAGAAAAACCAATTAATAAAAGACCTCCTTGTTATTTAAGTGAAGACCAATCTAAAGCGTTTAGAGGTAATCGTGCTATGGTAGGTGGAACTTGGGATGCTGTTAATCAAATATTTATGGACCCTAAACCACATCCATCTTTTGTTTTAGATTTAGAAAATGCTTTGTGGTGGCACTCAGTTGCTATGCCAACAACTACTACATACTCAGATGGTAGATCATTTAATAAAATTTATTGGAATGAAGATGAACTACAATGGAAAGGTTTAATATTTAATTCCGGTCAAGATGATGTAGATATAGAAAATAAAACTATTGAAATTCATCAAAAATGGGATAAAGATACACTAACATGGGGAGATTTATAATATGTCAGAAACATTAGGAACATCAATGGGTGCAGGCCCAGCTGAAGGAAGAAACGGAAGTTTTTATGGTATAACTTATGCTCCATCAAAAAACGACAAAGTAACAGACTTTACTTCACCAGGAACATTCACACCAGATCCAAGTAATTCACCAGGCGCAGCTCAAGTATTTTTATTCGGCGGAGGCGGCGGTGGAAATACTGGAATTGCGGGAGTTTGCTATGGCGGCGGAGGCGGCAGCGGAACTTGTAATGATGGTAATGGTGTAATTAATACTACTTTTTCTTCACCAGCCTCAGTAACAGTCGGTGGTGCAGGAAGCTCAAGTTCAATTGGAGCTTCATCAGAAGCCGGTGGAAATGGCGGAAGCGGTTGCAACGGCGGAAGTAATGCAGACTATTCGGGTGGAAGTGGAACAGGCCCAGGATATGCAGCAGGCGGCGGAGCTGGCTCAACAGCTAACGGATACCCAGGAGCTAATCCAGGAGACACATCTAGAAGAGGAAAAGGCGGAGACGGAACAGACTGTACTCCTTTCGGAATTGTTTCTTCACCAGGAAATTATATTTTTGCTGGCGGCGGTGGATCTATGAGAGGACCTTACAATGCAGGCACTGGAGCAAATACGGGATCAGGCGGAAACGGCGGCGGAGAAGGCGGCGGTAATTCTGGTTGGCCAGGAAGAGTTATGGTTAAAGAAGCAGGCGCAGGACCATTAGAAAACACTTCAGGTGTTTGGCCTTTACAATCTCAATTTACTTATAAAAAAGAAGGAAACTGGAGCTAATAGTAGATCTTTACTTTTATTTAGAAATTATATATAATTTTTAAATAAAGAAATGAATGAAGATTTTATACACGAGTTCTATATTTCAGATTATATCTGTCAGGGTTTAATAGATTATCATCAACAAAATAAAGAATATAGGCACAAAGGAACAACTATTTCTCCGTCTGGAGAATCTTTAATTGATAAAAATGTAAAAGAATCTGTTGATGTTACTTTTTTCAACGGTTCTAGCAATCCAATTGTTAATGCTTATTTTGATGAGCTTTCAAAAGCTTTAACTTATTATGTTAAAAAATATAACATAGGTAATTACAAAACCTTTGTTCAAAATTTAATTCAATACTATCCTCCTGGAGGGGGCTATAAACGATACCATTATGAAAGGTGTAGTAAAGATGTATTAGATAGGGGACTGGTTTACATGACTTATTTAAACGATGTTAATGATGAAGGTGGCACTGAATTTAAATATCAAAAAACAATTTTTAAAGCGAGAAAAGGTTTTTCATTAATTTGGCCAAGTGACTTTACACATACACACAGAGGTATTGTATCTCCTACCCAAGAAAAATATATTGCTACAGGATGGTTTATAAACACATGATTTTAAAAAATAATTTCTGGGTTTTTAAAAATCAATTATCACCACATATATGTGATGAAATAGTTAAATATGCTGAACAAAAAAATCTTGAAAAAGGTATTGTTGGAGGAAGTGTAGATGACGTAAAAAAAATACAAGACACAGCTGACTATCAGAATAGATTAAAACAAATTAGAAGTTCTAATATTGTATGGTTACCAGAACAATGGATTCACAACGAAATTATTCCTTTTGTAAATATGGCTAATAAAAATGCAGGATGGGATTTTGATCTTGTTAGTTTTGAAACATTGCAGTTTTCAAGATACGATGTAGGTCAGTTCTATGATTGGCATCCTGATCAAAGTGCAAAATTATATCAAGATGAAGCAAAGAAAAATATGACAAGAAAACTTTCGGTATCTGTAATTTTAAATGAAGAATTCAGTGGTGGTGATTTGCAGTATAGACAACAAGTAGATACAATTGACAATTCCGATAAAGATACTAAAATAACAACCTGTGAAGAAAGAGGAAAAGGAACAGTTATTGTATTTCCTAGTTTCGTTTGGCATAGAGTTACACCTGTTAAAAAAGGAGTAAGAAAAAGTTTAGTTATGTGGAATATAGGATACAAATTTAAATGATAAAAAAATACAAAATTAAAAAAAATGCAATTAGTAAAGATCTAGCTAATTATTTATTTAACTACATAGTATTAAAGAAAGATGTTTTAAAAACATATATGGATCATCAAAGAATATCTCCTTTTAATGATATGCATGGATCGTATGGTGATGCACAATCTTCACCTGAAACTTTCTGTGTGTATGGTGATGTTGCTTTTGATACTTTGTTAAGTAAACTTTTACCTTTAATGAACAAAGAAACAGGATTAAAACTAATTCCTACGTACTCATACGCTAGATTATATTTAAATGGTGATGAATTAAAAAAACATAAGGACAGAAAAAGTTGTGAGTATTCTACCACATTACATTTAGGTGGAGATGAATGGCCTATATACATGGATGGCGTAGAAGTTAATTTAAAACCAGGTGACATGCTTATTTATAAAGGGTGTGAACTTGAACATTGGAGAGAAAAGTTTAATCAAAATGTATGCGGTCAAGTCTTTCTTCATTACAACTTAGAAAATGATATTAATAACTTATTCGATAATAGACTTCACTTAGGTTTACCTTCTAGTTTTAAAAAATGAAACCTACAATAGTAGACGACAAAGAATTTCCGTATCTATTATTAGATGACTTCTTTGAGAAAGAAGAGTTGGATGGAGTTTGGAATGAGATAATGTATCTATTGAATAACAATTATTTTTTTAAATCTAGTGATGATAAAAAATCAGGACACAATGAAGATAAACCTTTAGCTTTAAATAGTAGGTGTTATCCCAACAAAGTTTTAAATAACAGTCAGATTCAACAGTCTTTTTTATTTAACTCTGTACAAAAAATTCAAAATAAAAATTTTCATAAGCTAGTAGAGGATACTTTTAAAAACTCTAATTATGCTTTGTATAAAACTTTTTTAGGATTAAATAGATCTAATCTAGTTATCAATCATTATAATAATGATGAAGAGTACAAAGAACACTTTGATCAATTTCAGTTTTCAATGATAACTTGGTTACATGAAGAACCTAAAAATTATGATGGGGGTAACTTTATCTTAACTAAAAACAATACAAAAATAGAATCTTTAAATAATCGATGTATATTATTTCCTGGATTTTATTACCATAAAGTTGAACCCGTTAAATTTTATAACGCTAAAAACACAAAAGGAAGATTTTCTATTAATAGATTTTTTTATACAGTTTATGAGTAATATCGAAAGACCTTTATTGACAAACACTTTTTTAAATTTTTTAAATAAGTTAGATTTATCTAACTCCACCTATCTAGAAATAGGGTCAGGAAATTCTACAATATATTTTTCAAAAGTATTTAAAAACATAGTGTCGTTTGAAGATGATTTAACCTGGTTTCACAAATTAAATAAATTAAACATACCTAATTTAAAGTTAGAATTCTTTGATACAAATTCAGTTTTTGATACGTGTGTTCCATGTATAGGTAAAGTAAATCCATTAACTACCCATTTAAGTAAACCAAATCTTTTTATCATGATTGATAATAACCCAGTAAGAATTAGTAGGTTGAAGTTTGCTGAATTTATTGATAAGTATAAAAAAGAAGACTCTATTATTATTTTAGATAATGGAGAAAAAAACTATGATGCCATGTCTTTTTTAAAATCTAAGTATTATTGTTTAGATTTTCCAGGGACCAGATATGATAATACATTTTCTGTTACATCAGTTTTTTTTAATAATAAAAACTATGAAAGGATAATATGAAAAGAATAGGTGGTCCACCCGAACTGTATAAAACTAGAGCAGGTTTAAATTTACAAGCAAGACCTTTGTATGTTTATAAAACTGATTTTTTAATTAAGGATAATTTTTTAAAAGATTTTGTAAATAAAAATACATTTCATAGAGATCATGGTAAGATTAAAGTTGATCTAAGTACTGCTACAACTATGTTAGACGATTTTCCAGAACTTGATTTTGTTAAAGAAAGATTTCATGGCATCGGTATGGATTATGCTAGAAATGTTTTAGAAATAGAAAACGATTTAGTTATGCCTCATAGCTGGATGGCAATTACAAAGAAAGGAAATTCTCATCACGAACACTTACATCAAAATGCGTTATTTAGTATTGTTTATTATGCAAAGGTTAAGAGTGGGAGTTTAACAATTTCTTTAGAAAAATCTACAATAGAACATATTTTTAATTTTCATTACCAGATAAGAAACTATAATATCTATAACTCATCTTCATGGGAAATGAAACCGGAACCAGGGGACTTTATTGTTTTTCCCGCTGATATTAGACATAGCACAACTACCAATGAAGAAGAAGAAGACAGGATAATTTTTGGTGCTAACTTTTTTATTACTGGACAACTAGGTAACAAACCAAAACTTACTGAATTAGATCTAACAAAGGTTGAGGTTAAATGGCCATAAAAATAGTAAAAGATTTTTTAGATAAAAATATTTTAAATGAGATTCAATCAACTTTATTTGGTAATACTTTTCCGTATCATTTTTATGACAATACTACCAACAAGTATGATGATAAAAATTTTTTCTTTGGACATGTAATTCTATATGAGGGTCAAGTTAAAAGTCCTTATTTTTTTGATATTGCAATGCCTATCTTAGGTAAACTAGATTTTAATTATATACATAGAATAAAAATAAACTGCTTTGTTAGAAACACTATGCACTTTGTTAGTGAGCCACACCGAGATATGAGTGAACCACATAAAGTTGCATTGTTTTCAATTAACACAAATAATGGGTATACTTTGTTTAAAGATGGAGATCGTGTGCCTTCTATTGAAAATCAAATGTTATTATTTGATGGTAGAGAAAAACATTCTAGTGTTACTCAAACTGATACTAAGCTAAGAGTTAATATAAATATAAACTACGTTTAATGGATGAAATAGTTTCTTATTTTCCCCAGGTCTTTTTTAGTTCATTAAATTTATTAGAAAAAGATTATCTTACTAGAATACAAAACAAAGCGTCTACAATAAAAAAAACCAATAAAAGCGGAGGAGATAACTGGACCCTTAAACCTTTTAATACTTGTGGAACCTACAATTTACAGAAAGATAAAGACTTTAAAATACTCTTAGATAAAATAGAAGAAAAGACATTAAAATTTACAAAAGAACATAATACAGATTATGTGTATCATATTAAAGATGCTTGGTTAAATGTGTATAATAAAAATGAATCTCAGGAACTTCATTGTCATGGAGGCTCTACTTTTAGCGCAGTATTCTTTTTAAAAAGCAGCAATAACTGTGCTAATTTAATTTTTGAAAATCCTACAGAGCCTGATATGAAGCCTATAATAGGGGTTAAAAAAGAAAACCCTTTGACTTATAAAAGATGTTGGATAAAACCAGTAGAGAATAGTTTAATTATTTTTAGATCATATATGAGACATATGGTAGAAAAACAAAAGACTGATTTTGATAGGATGACAATAGCGGTTAATTTCTAATCAAAAAAACAGTATAAATTAGGGCTAGATTGAGATATAGTGAGGCGCTATGCTACAGAAAATAGGATTTCAACCAGGTATTAACAAACAAATTACAGCCACAGGAGCGGAAGGCCAGTGGATAAATTGTGATAATGTAAGGTTTAGATACGGTATTCCTGAAAAAATAGGTGGTTGGACTCAATTAGGGGGTCTAAACTCTAATGAATTAACAGGAGCTGGTAGAGGATTACATCACTTTGTAAATACAGGCGGCAGAAGATACGCTGTTATAGGAACTAACAGAATACTATATGCATTTTCTGGAGACGTTTTCTATGACATACACCCAATTAAATCTACAACAACGCTTACAAGTGCATTTAGCACGACTAATGGATCGCCGATTGTTACAATAACCTTCAGCGGTTCACACAATATTACTGTCAACGATATAATTTTATTAGATAACTTTACTGCAATCACTGGATCTAATTATTCAGCTTCTGATTTTGATGATAAAAAATTTATGGTGACATCTGTGCCAACAAGTTCAACGCTTACAATAACAATGCCGTCAAACGAATCAGGGTCCGGGGCAACAACATCAGGTGGCATTAGAGTACAACATTATTATCCTGTAGGAACAGCTGTTCAAGAAAAAGGTTATGGTTGGGGACTAGGGTCTTTTGGTGGTGAAGACACTGGAGCAGTTACAACTACTTTAAATGGTGCAATAGATGCCAGCACAACAACCATAGTTTTAACAAGTGCCGTACAGTTTCCATCTACAGGAACTAACTTTATATTAATAGGATCTGAGATGATACAGTACACTGGTATTAGCGGCAATACTTTAACCGGTGTAACACGAGCGGCTCGAGGAACTACGGCTGCAACTCACAGCGATGGCGCAACAGTTACAAACGGTACAAATTATACTGCATGGGGTGAAGAAACTGAAGAAGGTTTAGCTTTAGATCCAGGTATGTGGTCAATCGATAATTTTGGTGATAAAGCAATTTGTTTAATTCATGATAGTGCATGTTTTGAATGGGACTCTAGTGCCAGTAATGCAACAGTAACAAGAGCAACAATTATATCAGGTGCTCCAACTGCATCCAGACACATGGTTGTATCTACACCGGATCGTCACTTAGTATTTTTTGGAACAGAAACAACTATTGGAGATACTACGACACAAGACGATATGTTTATCAGATTCTCTGACCAAGAGGATATAAATACATATACACCTACAGCAAACAATACAGCTGGTACACAGAGACTAGCTGACGGTTCTAAAATCATGGGAGCGATTAGAGGTAGAGATGCACTCTATGTTTGGACTGACACAGCATTATTTACTATGCGTTTTGTTGGTCAGCCTTTTACTTTCGCATTTGCACAAGTTGGAACTAACTGCGGATTAGTTGGACAAAATGCATGTGTAGAAGTTGATGGTGCTGCTTATTGGATGTCAGAAAATGGTTTCTTTAGATATGCCGGTAGATTAGAATCTTTACCTTGTTTAGTAGAAGACCATGTCTATGATGATATAAACTTAGTATCTGGTAACCAAATGGTATCAGCGGGTGTAAACAATTTGTTTGGTGAAGTAATATGGTTTTATCCATCTCTTACGTCTGATGTAGTTAATAAACAAGTCACATATAATTATTTTGATTCAACAACAGAAAGACCAGTATGGACCGTAGGCTCATTAGCTAGAACAATGTGGAGAGACTCAGCAGTATTCAATAGTCCACATGCATTAGAATACACTGCTGGCAATGATTCATCTTTTGATGTTGTAGGTAATACAGAAGGTAGAACAGCATACTATCAACATGAAACAGGGACCGATCAAAATAAAAACGGAACTATAACTGCTGTAACATCAAACATTGAATCTGGAGATTATGATATTACACAAGCAAGATCAGCACAAGGTCAACAAATGGGTATTGCAACATTTAGAGGAGATGGAGAATTTTTAATGAAGATAAGAAGATTTGTTCCAGATTTTGTAGCACAAACCGGAACTACTAGAGTTACTCTACAATTAAAAAATTATCCAAATAGCAGTCAATCTGGATCACCTCTTGGTCCTTTTGATATTACCTCTTCTACAACTAAAGTTGATACACGTGCAAGAGCTAGAGCAGTATCATTAAAAATAGAAAACACAGCTGTCGATCAAAGTTGGAAGTTAGGAACTTTTAGACTAGATGTACAACCAGATGGTAGAAGATAATGGCAAAGATAGTACAAGTATTAACAAGACCATCAAAGCAATATGACTTACCTACTGCAGAGGCACAGATAAGAGATCTTGATGCTATTGTAGAGAAATTAAATACAACGTTTCAACAAGAATTAAAGGATGAAGTAGAAGCTGAAAACTTCTTTTTAAATTAATGGCAAATAGTTTTATAAATAAAAAAGTAGACTTAACTACAACAGATCTAACTACACTATATACAGTGCCTAGTTTCAAAACTGCTGTTGTTAAATCATTGCTAGTATCTGAGGACGCTGGATCAGGAACCACTGTTGATGTAACATTAGTTGATGCATCAAGTAATATATTTAGTTTATTTAAAGCTAAATCTATATCCAGTAATACAACTGTAGAACTTTTAACACAGCCTCTTGTTATACAAGAAAACGAGGTCTTAAAAGTACAAGCTGCACAAGCTAATGAATTACATGTAGTAGCATCAATATTAGAAATCCAACCAAGGGAGGTAACAACGTAATGAGTAAAGTAATGGTACTAAAACCAACAGACATAAAAACAACCATAAAAAATAAAAAGACTGGTGAAATTTATGAAAATGAAGAAGCTTTAAAAACAGCTAATATCCCAGAAGAAGATATACAAAGAGACGTAACTGTGGTAATGCCTAGTTTAGACTTACTTGGAGAAACTAAATGATATTAAACCCTATAGATCAAAATATAAGAGATCAAGGTTTTAACTTTGTACCGTTTAGTCGATATTTATCATCTCCTTTTCAAACACCAACAATTGATGATAGCACGGCAGATGCTAGAGTATCTGCTGGATTACCTACTATATATCAACCACGAGGTGGAAACAGTATTGGCTACACTGGTGGGGTGGCCAGCTTAGTAGATGATTTTAATGTAGATACAAGAAATAGATATTTCGATAGCCAAAAAACACCATTAGTAGATAATTTATATCAAAGTAAACTTGATAGAACTTTTATGGGTTTTCCAAGTTTTAAAGAACAAGAATTAACTGGTCCAGATTTAGGTGCGTATATTGGATCTGGTACAGATGTTCCTTTAGAGCCAACTATGGCGGGTTCAATACAATCAAAAATAGGAAATGTTACAGGTGGTATTAAAGATCTAATAGGTAAAGTGCCTTCAATCACAGGTTTATTAAGTAGAATGGGTGTTCAAAATTTTAATTCTTTATCTCCTTTGGATCAAGCATTTATACAACAAAACTCTGGCTACACAGGTCCAACAATATTTGGAGAAAACACTATGGGTACTAGTAAAGATCCCTTTGGGCGAAATGTTGAAAGTTTATTTGGAAATTATGCAGGAAAAGTTAGAGATGATTTTAGTAATCTTAGCGACGCATTAAGTCCAACTGGAAAAATAGGTAGCAAAGAAGATTATAAAGGTGCAACATTTAATCCTGAAACAGGTAGGTTTGAACCTGATGATGATGACGATGAAGATGCTGTAAAAGCAGCAGCTCTCGCTAATCAAATGAACAAAATGAATTTAGCTAAGTTTGCGTTTGATCAAAAACAACTTGAAAAACAAGCAGAAAATCAAAAAGTATCGGAACGAAACACAGCAACTAGAGCAAGAGCAGCAAATCCAGACGTGTATGCAAGAGCTGATGCAATGGGCTTTACAGATGGTAAAGGTGGAGGCTTTGGTTCTAAATCTACAGGCACTAATGAAAATTTTAGTAATAAAACAGGTAGAGGAAGAACGGGTTATTTGATGGGTGGACTAACAGACTTGGTCGATATTTATGATTGATTATAGGATAAAAAGGCAATAAAAGGGTAAGATTATGGCAATTTCAAGAATGGATATGGAAAGACAACTTCGTAACATGGGTGGACTTATGACACTAGAAGAACCAAGACAAGGTTATTTTCTAGGTAAGATTGTAAAAAAAGCTAAAAGAGCTGTTAAAAAAGTAGTTAAATCACCATTAGGTAAAGTTGCTTTAGCTGGAATAGCAGCAAACTATGCTCCAATGTTATTTGGTAAACAATCATTAATGACACAAGCAGGT